TTCGCAAAACCGCGCTTCTGCTTATCAATTTCCGCAAAATTCATTTTTTTCAGACATAGTATCACTTGATCGGGCAAGCTCCGCCTTCACACTCGAGACTATCCAATAAATCCATATTGCTAGAGTCAGTAAAGTTAATTCCATCTTTAATCTTTGACTTTAACTTGTTATATACTTCTTCAGTAATTTCCTCATACGGGGCAAGGGTAAATCCATGCTCGCTATGTAGTAGGAACGATACTGATTTTACTTTGTTTTTATAATTCTTTTTCATCCACTCTTGAATCTCTGGAAGTTCTTCCTTCTTGTAGTAAACAGTAACGCTTACGTTATTGTCTGCCCACGTTGACTGAGCTTTAACTACCCATTCAAGTTGATTGATTGCAGTTATCTGACCTGCAAGAGTAGCGTGTTCAGGAGTCTTGCATGGAAAGTCAACAACGCAGATGGTGTGATTTTCTTTACCGTCTAACCCTACGTCATACTGAACCTTGTGTCCTTTATCTCTGCAGTAATTTACGAGTGGATCGTTGCTACCCATGCGCACTCGACGGATATAATATTTTGCGTAAGCTGGATGAATGCCCGGAGTAACTCCCGCCAACAGACTCAGGGTTCCACTGGGCTTTACTGTCGTTAATTTAATTGACTTGTTTATTCCCAGTGTAGCAGACCACTGCTCATCTATTTGCTTAAGGTTTTTATACGCTTCATCAATCCAAGATAATTGCTCTTCTGTAGATTGCAGCCACCCTGTGATACCCTGACCTAATCTTCGATTTCTCTCAATGACATCTTGACTCTTCTTGTACGGATAGGCTAATGTTGTTATTGCCTTCTGAGTTTTATACAGCAGCATACTCACATCAAAAAGCTCTTCCTTTGAAGTGATATTAGGAAGGAAAATTTCAGCTAGATTACAAGGCTCTCCATCTTCTAGGCCAATTTCGCCACAAGGATTAGTGCCAATGACTTTTGAGTCATTGGCCTTTTCACCTAATCTACCATTTTTACGAATAAGGTTTCTATTAATTAAACCATAGGGTTCACCGGACCCATCATAACCCTTCCAGAATTCGTCAATGATCTCTTCGTATGCATCGGCATAGATTGAATTATTTGAATTGCCACGCCAAGCGGGAATGTCACCCTTACCCCAATTCTTCGCTTTTAAGAAAAGAAAATCATCAGGGTCTCCGATAGCTATTTGGGCAGATCGTCGAGCAGAGCCCGCTACAACTATCTTTCCGATGATATTAGCTATGTCCAAGGCATCGATTGAACGAATCTTTTTTCCAATACGAGAATTCAAAATATCGCAAATATTCTTAATGCCCTCGATAAGAACTTCAGGGCCAGACGCTGTTCCACCAAACGTCTTCAGGGGTGCACCATACCCTCTTACTAGAATGGTACTATAAGTAAAGGATTCTCCAGTTTCAAAATAGCTTCTTAAAACTTTACCAAGTAACGCTGACCAACCCTTTCTTGAGTCGCCAACAATAAAGTCTGCGTCATTAGTTTTTTCATGTCGGATAAATTGAACGTTTTGCACTTTGGGGAAATCGTGAACGCTTGCTCGTTCTACGGTAAAGCCAACGCCACCGCCAACCATTAGGTGATCCATCAAGAATTGAAAGTCTTCTACTTTAGATATTGTTGTCATCCAACAGTTGACTAGGGAGACGCCACTCATCTTTTCTACCAAAGGTGTCCCCAATTGCCACAAGCAACGTCCGGCAAAAATGCCCTTAAGATTAAAAATATAATCAAACAGTCTTTCTGCTTCTTCTACCGTATAGCCTGCACCTATCTTCTGAGCGCCATCTATACAACGTGCTATTGTTTCATGCCAATATTCTTTTCTACCTAAGGACTCTATCTCTCTAGAATAGGTTCTCCGATATACTATCTCGCCTAGACCATTAAATCCCCAAGGAGCTACCTTGTCTGCATATGAGTTTATAAAGTCTTTAGAAAGAATACTGTTTTCCATTTTTATCTCCTGTGTTAATTGCTATTGTTTTTATGTATTTATTATTAGTTTTAGCTAGTTCAGCTAATTTTATTTTCTTAATTTGTTCTACTGAATAAACGTTATGTATTTGCTTCTCAAAGAAGTAGCCACTTCTCCAATTGAAAACCTTATCTACATTAGATTTATGGTTCATGAATATATTACATATAACAGCCCCACCGTATGCTTTGACTAGGTTGGTTAGTTTATCTTTCAATATCGACGCATCGACCTTAGACATGTCTTCAAACTCTTCGGCTTTTTGATATAGCCAATTGTAAGCTTGTCTTGTAATCGGAGATATATCTATCGGATCTATTATACCTAATACTATGATCTCATTTCTCATTGCATTAATTTTTACATCTTCTTTTAGGATATCTATGTAAAGAGTAAACCAATCATTTTTACTGAATTGAGCCCAGCCTGTACACCAAAATAATAGATTTGTAGCAGGATCGGGGATAGTCGTTTTTTCCATCAGAGGAAGTATAGTAGCACAACTGATAGCCTTCTTTACATGTTCTTTTGCAGCTTCTTGATTCTGCATTTTGTTAACGGAGTTTTTCCATAGGGTAGCAATTGAGTCCTGCCACGATATGTCAGCGACGTAGAGCTTAAGGTACTTTTCAGCAACGCTTATAGGGAGCGAGTTATTATCAATGGCCTGTTGTACTTCTTGTATAGACATCATCAATCCTTAATAGTTCCAGATAAAATTATGTAAACATATATACTTGCCGAAGAAAACAGACAACCCCGCCTCATGTGGACGGGGTTGTTGTAACATTGGCTTTCTCATTCCTGCATTATAGCATGAGAGTGCCAGATTATGTTCTATTGACTTAATTTTTTATTGTTGCTGCACTCTCGGGATTACCCATTTTTGTTGCAACCAAACCTTTAACAACACTTATTGCTGCTGCAACTGCAGCTGTAGCTGCTGACTTAATTTCATCAACACCACCTACTGTGTAAACAGCAATGAAAGCTTGCGCCGCTGTCCATATAGCTCTTTCCAAAATGTCTTTTTGTAATTTATTCATAATGCCTTTCTTAGGAAAAATTCTTTCTAATTAGCTTCTCTATAAGAAGATGAAAAGTTAAACCTAGCCACACTCCTGTGAATATGCTTCCTGTTATTCTATTTTCTGTATGCCTCCAAAAAGCTCGAGTTAGTGTCTCGATTTTTTTGGACTTTATAGCATATATGTCATACGCTATAATCCCGAGGGCTAAACCGCCCCAAGCTATGGTCCCACTTTTTTTGTCATCTCTTTCCAAGATGAGCGGGGTGCCAAACATCTTAGAGAGCTTTAGCGGAAGGAACTCCATTAAATTCTTGGACCTTTTCACGACCATAATCTCCAGTAGTATTTGCCTGACCATAACCGCTAGTGAATATTACAGTGCTAGTGACGCCATTGAATTGAGTCGGTTGGAAGAATCCAAACGAAGAAGCTGCGCCAGCAGCATCTGTGCGCTGAGCATGGCCGGTGTTGGCAAAAATATCAGCAGAAGGTACACCGTCAAATATGCTGTTATCATATAAGGCGTAATCGTTGACTCTATTGTGTGCATGTCCAAACGTCGAGGGGAATGCGGATGCGCCAGCTAAGCCCTTGTATTCATTAGGCTTAAATCTAGCTCCATCATACGTAGCAGTACCATCAGGGAACGTTCCAGAAAGAGGATGAACGTATAATGTAGATCCGTTAAATATCTGGGACATAAATCTATTGCCCGGGAACTGGCCGGTGCCAGGATCAAAATGATTGTCCGGAGCACCATCTAAAACATGACTTGTGCTGTATAGCGGATAGAAAGAATACGTACCAGTACCCTTGGCCTTGCCAGTCATCGAGTCGTATGGGTTGACCATTTCAGCTGTTGTTCTGCCCTTTAATACTGGTCTGGGCCCTTGGTAAAACGTTGCCATTTATTTTCTCCTTATAAAAAGATACGTGTCTTTATAGTACACCTGAAATGTTTTTTTTAAACCTTAGTTGTATTGAATAATTAAATCAGACAAAACTGGTGCTGTTGTGTCATTTGCCACATTTAAAGTAACTTCAATCCATACATGGTTATTTGCTCCCGGATTATCCAGGCTATAGGTTCCACCATTATCATATATAATTCTATATTCAAAAACATTGCCCATTTGACTTAGGGGTACATTATATATTTTCGGCGTAACATTGGTTATTTCTTCAATTACATCACCAGTTTTTGGAGTATATTTTATTATAGTTCTTCCAGCGGGTAGGAATTTATCATATCTTATGTCTAAGTCAGAAAGACCATAGGTGTATATGTAATTTCCAAGTTCTGTAAAATAATTTTTTTGATTAAATTTTATTCTTATCGCAGTAATGTCTGTACTCGGGAACTGGTAACATAGGGGTCCGGAATTCTTTACTGAATCTGCTCCAGCAGTGCTCCAGCCACCGGGTGGAACCTTACCTATTGCAGAAACATCTCCATCGTAGTATCCCCTAGAATTGAGTGGTATCCATGTGTCAGTGTTTGACAATGATGGATCTGTATTGGTAGTATACTCTATCGAGTAAATTTCTGCGCCAAATGCTGGGAATGGATTGAGTTTAATTGCATTTGTTTTGCTTGATCCTGATATTTCAGGAGACACTCTTACGTAAAGCATCATCTGAGCTCCGGTTATTGGATTACTAGGAGAGATTACTGTTCTTTTCCAAACCTTATCAGGAGAATCTAGAATAGCATTATACATGGGGGTTGAGTCAATGATGGCTCCATTAGTGTCAACTCCAGCAAAGCTCAGACTAAGCATAGCCTTAAAGTAGTCCGGGACGATCTGTCCGACACCCGGCTGTCCAAATTTAAGTTTTGAAAAAGATCCGCTAGAAACTTTGGGTAGAGAGATTATATTGTATGTTGGATCAAAACTTAATAGTTCAGTACCTGATACAGCAAAGCTTGTCCCGATAAAACTAGAATAATCTAGCTGAGAAAATGAGTGAATAGATAAAGTATTGCTTTCAGATTCTAAAGCTTTAATTCTATCAGAAATATCATTGATTGCATTTGACAGAAAGGCGTGATCCTTAAGGACTCGCTCGAAAGCGTCTGACAGTTTTGTGTCAACTATGTTTGACTTATTATATAGATATACTAAGTCTTGATAGTTCTCTTCTATTCTAGAATTATAATCAGAACTATCAACAGGGCCATTGTATTTGTAATCTCTTTTTTTAGTTTTTAAAATGTCTGACATTTCAGTTACCGTTTTCTAATAGTGAAACTTTATAAAATAATCTAGCCAGCTTTCCGCTGAGCTTATTCATGGTGTCAACCTCAAGTAAATTTTCGGTAGCACCTGGGGCATCTATGTAAATACTTATTCCCTCTAGGGCGTAACTTGTTCCGTCTTCTAACTTTGCAGCTTGGTCATAATCATTTACGC